TGTAGCAACACTTACAAACACATATGCAACTGGAAATCTAATCACATTGAGCAGCACGACAAATCTTACGGTTAATGCGCCAATCGTGTTTACAGGAAATGTGTTTGGTGGGCTGGTGGCAAACACCGTCTATTATGTTTCTTATCTGAGCACTCCAAATATTGCAGTAAGTGCCACCCGCACCAGTGGAACCCATGGTGCAAATTTTGCATTAAGTACTGCTACCGGAAATGCTGTCGCTTCGTATTATACCAGCGGAACAGAAATTTGGTCCCGCATACCGTTGCAAACGTGGTAAATTAAACATGGAACATCCATTTATTAAAGGACTGGAAGAAAAAACTCTTGAAGAACTTCAAGAAGTAATTTCTGGTCTGACTTCTAAATTAACTTTCGCCCACAGAACACAAAATGGTCCGCTCATACATCAGATTCAAATGGCTATGGAAAGTTATAAGAATCAACATCGTAAAAAGATGGACGCCTTGTTTGAAAAACAAAAACTAAACACTAAAATTAACATACAGTCGGAAAATGAACACAAGAATTGAAAAAGACTTCTTCTTTCAGTGCGGAGTGCACTTTAAGAATGAATATTATATAAACAATTATGATATCGTGCTCAGTTTTTTAGTTGAGACGGACTCAATGCATGAACAAAACATTGCTATGGAACGTGTCGTTCATTACGTTACTAACGTACTTCAAAATGCTGTTCTTGTCGAATCTACGCAAGAAGATACAATAAATCTATACAAAGCAGCAAAAATGAAAATCTGTGAACTTCCACAAGAACCATATGATCAAATTTTTGGTATGGTGCTTTTGCTGAAATTAAATTCCATCATGGAAGGGCGCATGAAGATCACCGACATGATAATGGGATCAATGCTTAGTGACGGAGTGAGATATAGCATCGTTGCAGAAGTTGCCGAAAGCGCGCTTAGTGGTAAACACTGGTGGAATCGTTCAAATATATGTCTGAGTGACAATGATTTAAAATGTCCAAATGGTGATAATATTTTAAAATTATTCAGTGATAACAAATGGTCTGATTTAGACCTACAGTGGAAAGAAAAATTAAAAAAATAAATTGACATGTTTTCTTTATTTGCTATAGTAGACGCAACAAGGAGACAAGTCATGGAATTTGATAAAACAGATACCGATGGTCGGCGTTATAACGAAATTACGCTGCCCGGTGGAACATTTCGTGCATACGAAGATGATCCATATACTTGTCATCAAGTAAAACAATCGCCCGACGAACCGTGCTGGTTTGAGCCAGTGCTGGCTGCATGGGATCGTGGGGAATTTAAAGAAAAGACTGCCAAGGTAGTTCGTAATCCTAAGGACAAAGGCATCCTGCGCAAAGGTCCGGATGGGCTGTATGACGTTTTCTATGATATGCCTCTGGATGAAAAATAATTCAAATTAATTGTTGACATGGCTATTTTGCTGCATTATAAGTGATGCATCGGAACACAAGGATACTTCAAATGTTTACTCTTTCGGACATCAACTCGCTGACCAACTCGCACGATGGTGACATCTACTCTGATCTTTTCAAAGATGTTCACGGATTCCGTCCGCGTGGTACGAGTTTTGTGTCTCTTGAAGACTTTAACGAAGACTTCGAGAATCTGATCGTTCAACTGAATGCTCACAACCAAGAAGAAGCTGTTCGCCAAGAAAAAAATTGGAATAAGTTCCTCGCCCGCGTCTTTGAAGTTCGTGACATTGTGGTTCAGACCACCACCGAAGATGCCATCTACATCATTGCTGATGCGGAAGGTATCACCACCGACGAACTCAAGTTCTATGGTTGGGAAATTCTTGAGCATGAACTGAACCTCAAATATGGTTCTATCAAGGCTTATCTTGCGGAAGGAGTAAATTAATGGACACGCCTGGCCAATATGATTTTGAAAATTTCGCAAAATTGTTTAGTATTTTGAAATGTCGGTTCAAAGATCAGGATAATCCCGATCTTGCTGCGTTTGTCTATATTGCAGCCTTGGTGCCATCATATGTGCCATCTGACGTATTGAAGTTTCATGTTGAGTTTAATCAAAAGGCTGTATTAGACGAGACCATCAAACAGCAAGCAAAATGGTAAATTTAATATGACCAACCCTAAAGTTACTATTAGACCAAATGGAACCAAGGAATGGTGGGTAAAAGGTCAGCTTCATCGCGAAGATGGACCTGCTATTGAATTTATAGATGGACATAAACAATGGTGGGTAAAAGGTCAGCTTCATCGCGAAGATGGACCTGCTATTGAATTTACAGATGGTCAGAAGGAATGGTATCTGAATGGCAAACTCCATCGCGAAGATGGACCCGCAGTTGAACGTGCAGATGGTTCCAAGTGGTGGTATCTAAATGGCAAGGAAGTAGATCAACTTGTTTTTTGGGTCACTACCAAGGAACGAATGAAGGTAAAATCATGAACATGGATGTAAATCAAAGACAGCTATTGATCAGTAAAAGCGATGATCTTTTTGATATTCTGCGTGATGAACAGGTTACCTTGTCCACTGCAGAATTGATTGAATTCAAAATAAATTTAGATATCTCCCCTTTATATAAGCTTCCTTTATTGAATATGTTTAAATTCGAGAGTTGTTTATTTACTAAAAATGGCAGTGAAGTAATAGCGCGTTATAACACATGGGAAAAGGCAGTTAAGGGACACCAGTTTCTTTCTGAAAAATATGGATTGACAATTCATGAAGAATATGTTATACCATAGCTATGATTGTGGATAGTTTTGGACAACAGGTATATACTGAACAAGACCTTTGTGACTTATATTTAACTAACCCCGACATTGAACTCAAAAATGTTCTCGTTGCAGAGCAGATTAAGTTTGATGTCGCGCTTGATTTAGTTAAAGTCCCAACACTGAAACAGTATGATGTAAATGATCTTGATCTTACGATTGAAGAGTTTGATCGGCGCGCGCGCAACAAATGGTTCATTCCAAACGACTATCGCGATTTTGATATTGCAAAATTTGTATTAGATCAATGCGCAGATGAAACAGAATTGCAAAGAGCAGGAGAAGAACTTCTGCTATATCAAGAACGCGATATGTTCATGCTTTTAAGATATCTCAAATATCTTGTTGACACCATGCGTCAAAACAACATTGTATGGGGCGTTGGGCGCGGCTCCAGCGTAAGCAGTTTTGTTTTATATTTGATCGGAGTGCATCGCATTAATTCACTGTACTACGATCTTTCCGCAGATGAATTTTTCAAATAGCAGTGTTTCTGAATATAAATACAAGACAGAGGAGATTAAAATGGCACAATATAGAACAGCACAGGGAAAGAGTTTAGATATGGCAGCACTCGCAGCCAGAAATGAGCGCGTTCGTGCAGTTGGGAATATGCCCGTAAATGCAAGAGGCGATACTATTGACTCACAGGGAAAAATCATCTTACCAGTGACACAGGCAACTTCGGAAGCATATAAAAGAACAGTAGCAGACCGTGCAGTAAATAATGTATCAAAAAATACGACACCCAACTATCCAGCAACAGTTGATTCAATTGAAGAATTTACTGCCGATGATCTTGGGTTTGATGATGCAGATTCAATTGAAATTGAAACGATTAAAGCACAAGAATTAAAAACCACAAGTAGAAAAACTAAGTAAGTATGGCAAACGCAGTACACATTACTAAATCTAAAATTAATAGTAAAACATTTAAAGCAACAAAAGGAACCATCTTAGTTCATGGGATGGATTTCAATGAAAGAATCACTCATTCAGGAATTATTCTTCCTGATGATGATATGAAGAGTGCTGGAATTAGGCCGCGATGGGCGCAAGTCTATGCGGTAGGTTCCGACATTCAAGATGTAAATGTAGATGATTATATTATGATAGCACACGGTCGCTGGTCAAGAGGTCAAGCAATTGAAGATGAGACCGGCGAGAAAGTAATCCGTAAAGTAGACCCTAAAGATATATTATTAATAAGTGATACTAAAATAGACGATTACACATTAAGTGATAAAGCAATTTAATAATCAATGAGGCATGAATAATGGATTCATGTGTGGACGAAAATATGTGAGACTAAGTAAGTTTCACCCATTACTCATTAAATTTTAGGGAGTGGATAAACATCTTGGCAGAATTGAAAACTGACCCCACTCCCTAAAAAACTTGATATTTTCCTTAACATAGTATATTATATAAACTCAAATAAATGAAAGTAGACAATGAAACAAAAACTTTGGGTTGAGGCTTACAGACCTACGTCTGTAAATGATTACGTATTTGTTAATGAACAACAGCAGAAGCAGGTAGAACATTGGATCGCAGAAGGCATTATTCCACACCTGCTTCTTTCTGGTAATCCGGGCACTGGCAAAACTACGCTTGCTAAAGTTCTTATTAAGGAACTTGGTGTAGAGGAATATGATGTCCTTGAAATTAATGCGTCACGTGAAAATGGTATTGATTTCCTTCGTGATAAAATCAATGGTTTTGTGCAGACTATGCCATTCGGTAAATTCAAGGTCGTTTTACTAGACGAAGCCGACTATTTGACGCAGGCATCACAGGCTGCATTACGTAATGACATGGAAGCATATGCTGATACCGTGCGTTACATTTTAACTTGTAACTATGAACACAAGATCATTCC